TTTGTAAAAGGCTTAACCCTTTCAACCGTGTTGTCAAATGAATAAACCGTCTTAAACGGGTTTTCCTCTTGCCTCATCTTCGCCTGTGCCTCAATACTCGGTAAAGCACGGTAACGTTTCAGCCAATCTACTGCATACGCCCTGTCCATCGAAGGGTCTTTCTTTTCAAGAGCAGCAGCAACTAAACCATCGTACTTCTGATTTTCAGCAGAAGCCTTACTTAAATTTCTTATCTGAAACTCCTTCTCCCTCGCTTTCTTTCCCGCATCTGAATAATAATCCTGTGGATTTGCACCCGACATTTTTAATTCAACAAGCATATCGTTGTACTCGTTTGCGCCACTCATAATTTCATCCTGATCGCGCAACGCAACTTCTTCGGGGTTAAATCCTTTTTGAAGATTAAACCAATCCTGATCTGCTTTTTTTTGCTCGGCAGCACGTCTTACTTGTTCGGCCTCTCTCTTTCGATAAAAAGCATCTGCAATGGGCTGAAAGTCTTGGGCTTGGTCTAAAATCGGGGCAGAGCCGGAATTATCACCCCTGCCTCCCGAAACACCCGTAAATACCTGTGCAGCACTTGGAGTTGCCATAACTATTTCGTTTTAATTTGTTTCATCCTTTATATTCTACCAATTCACATTGCACCAAGTTTTGCAATAGAGTTTTATATGTCTTCTTCCTCATCTTCTTTTCTCAAAGAAGGCAAAAATGTACCTAAAGCATTTGCGCCCCCTTTTACAGCCTCGTACTTATTGCGAATCGAAGCATTCTCCAAAGCACTCGCAGCAGCACTATCACGAAGGAATTTATTCAACACATCATTTGTCCATTTCTTATCCTCGTAACCCGCCATGATACCTTGTTGCTGTCTTAAATCACCTTGTCTGTTCTGATAATCCATTGCAGCCCTTGACGCTAAATCAAGTTCCATATCGTTGTTCTTTGCCCCAATAGCGGTAATAGCACTCATAGCATCCTGTGGGCTACGGGAAAAACGCATTACGTCACCCATTGCGTTGGCTGTACTTTGCTCGATACGGTTTTGAAAGGCCGTCTGTCCCGGCATATAACGCGAACGTGCCATTGCTTCCGCATTAGCCAAAGCAGCCTCAGCCGACGAAGGAATGTTGTAAACAGGGTCGGTTAAGTTCTTACTTAATTCATCGGCTTGCTTACCCTGCTTCCTACCCTGAATAAATTGCATCGTAGGCGCAACAAGTTGCGCTCCTAACATCGCTATTGTAATCGGATCCATATCTGCAAAAGTATAAAATTTTATGTTGTAATTACCTCAACTGAATTAAGTTCTGCACCGCTATCAGTTGGGGTATATGTTAATTCCATTGTAACTGCGTATGACCTCATTTCTTCACCGTTCATCATTGCAAGTTCTTCTGTGGCAAATCTTGGACTAAATTTATTACGTCTAAAGTAACCCATTGAGTACCCTTCATAAACCTTGAAAAGATAATCGGCCATTTCGGTTTCCATCGCTCCGTAGCTTTGGTTTGAATCGGTATAGGCTTTTGTGTTAAAGGTTTTGTTCGCCCTCTGAATTAAGTTCTGAAACCTCTTTATTCTTAACGGGTCTTCATTACTTACAACGGTAAGTTTTTGAGTAAATTCATCCCCATGAAAGGTAAATGAATCGGATTGGTTATGAAGATACATTTGACTGTCAGTACCCCAACCCACAAGTGTTTGTCCGAAGTTAGCAAACCATTCAAAGTTATAGTCATATCTGCTCCTCCATCTGTTGCTTAGTACGTCGTAAGTGAGTATCTCATAAATAAAGTTTGAAGTGCCTTCCTCATAAGCAAAACAAAACGCAATTTCTTGATTAAGAACATCGACGTAACTTCTTACATAACTTCCACTTCCCGCTGAATTAAGTCGTGCCGTTATCTCCTTTGCCTTTGTTCTGAACTTAAAATCCCTGCCCGTTAGCATATCCCTTTCGGATATAACTACTTGACCTGAACCGCCTGAATTTACAAAGACACCATTAATTCTATCGTAGTAAAAAACTTCACCGTTAGGGTATAAAACAACGCTTCCCGCATCTATACAACCAAAAATTCCTTTTAATGGATACCATGCTGAAAACGTGGTTTCTCTATCCACCCTTAAATCACCCGAAGGAACTTGTGCAACATCGGGATAGTGTTTGATGTAAATTGAGTTCTCCTTTCTTTCTTGAATACATTTTAACGTCTTTTCTTCCCTTCCCGAAACAACGGTCTTGACAACTTCGCCATAAAGCGGGTTCATGTCCATTATGTTGTCGTTAAGCAATGAAAACGACGAAGTTCCGTTAATGTCGGTATCGGTAAAATATGAATCAGAATGAATTGAAGTCGCTATCCTGTGTTGCTGTTTAGCGTTGTCAAGTTCAATATTCAACCTTCCGTATTGGTGAATATTACTCAACCAATAGTCGGAGTAATGTGGGTCTTCGATAAACCAAAAAGCATTAGTTCCAATACCAAATGAACCCGTATTGTAACCCGTAGCATAGTTTCTTTGACGTACATAAACATCGCCCCATTGTAAATTAATTATAGCAGGAATTGTAGAAACACCACCCGAAACTTGTTGGCTTGTAGTTATAACAAATGAACCTCCGTTTGCTAATGAAAAGTCATACGTAAGTGAATTTGTTAATGAAAATCTAAATAGGCCGCCACCAAAATCTACAATTATAGTAATTTCTCCTATTTCTTGATCTCCGTCGTCATTAGTAAAAATAACCGATGCGTAATATGGGTCAAAAGCAAACTGAGAAAGATTAGTGTATGTTCCTATTGTTACGTCTCCAATACCACCACCCGTAGCGACATCGCCACTAATTTTTAGTCCCTCATGCGCCCTATCCTCAGTATGTGGATTAAGTATTTCAAGTGTTTCACTTCCATCCCGCCAAGGAGCAACAAACAAAGTTCCGTCCTCGTTCAAAGTTGGCTGTGGGGTATAAATTTCAATCAACTGACCTGTCCAAGTATCAATGTCAACTAAAGTCCTGTCAAATATCTCAACAATAATCTGCGACCGCCCATCTGAACCAACTGCCGAAGGAAGATACTCCATTACCTCTAACTCAAAAAATGTAGGCACGTAATCCGATATGTTGCCACTACTTGAATTAAGCCGCTGACGTACAAACCGCGCAACATCCCCTTTCTGCGGTACATGATTAATACTCGCTCCGTTGTAATTTTCAATGTAAAATTTATCAAGTGATATTACGAACCTATTACTTTCGGCAACAATAGCCGCTCCAGAAGTATCCCCCGCAGGTATAAAAGCATTAATTATCCATTGCGAAAAATCCGCTATCTCCGTTGCTTTACGCCAAACTATCCAGTAATACTTAGCCCATATCGGAGGTAAATGATTAATTGTCATTTGCGCAGATACAGTAAACGGGTTTCGGGGGTCGGCAAACGAACTTAAATCAAGATCAGCATACCAAGGCACGAACATATTTAATCCGCTGCCTGTAATTACCGTAGAATCACGAAAAGCCTCGTCACCATAAACTATTCCGAATGGGTGTGTTGCGCCAACCTTAAACGACGGGGCTGAAAGCGTTTGTCTTTGAGGCGTCATTTGAAATGAATTTTCAGCCCATTCAGGCCCGCCACTTAAATTAATTAAATTGCCTGACACACTTACTGAAACACCTAATATTGCCTCTGCTTGTTCCGCAAAATTATTGAGAATTATTTCTAAAATAACGTCCATTTGAAGTTCGGGCGTTGCCTCCAAAAGTGCTTCTTCAATATCGGTTTGATTAACAGTATAGGTTAAAAGTAATACTTGCCCGTTTGTAAGGGTAAAACTTCCTGAAAAAGTATTTCCTTGTGCAACAATAAAAACAGCGTCAGTTACCCATGAAAGAGAACAAGATGGTGATGTATTGCCTGAAAAAACATTAATAACCCCACTTAACGGATTCCAAATTATTTCGTTGTAAACAGGGGTTGTGGTTACGTCAAGTTCTACGTCTTTGTCGTAACCTTCAATAAAGTTTGTGTACGCAACCTTTGAAGTATCTACTACGCTTTGACATCTTGCCCATATCGGCAATCTATCGTAGTTGCCATCTAAATTACTTATGGGTTTTAGGTTTACGTTTCCGTAGAAGTCATAAGTAAAAGTGCTGTCGTTTGGAATCGAAAGTTCAGCCTTGTTGAACTGAATAAATATTCCAAACCCGCCATCTACGCCTCCGTTGTTATCGTCGTAGGTCTGAACCGCTAAATTAATTCTCTTAACTGCTTCTGTTCCTGTGGTAAAAGTTATTCTTATGCCGTTGTCTTGACTTGAATCAGGCCAATTATTTCCAGATATAAACTCGCTTTGTGTAGGCAAGGCAAGGTTTGACCACATTGACCAAGTGGTTTCCTCATTGTTTTCATAGATATACTGAACCCTAAAACGGTATAGTTTTCTCCTTAATTTATTGTCTGCCCTTGTCTGATCTGTGAAATAAACTATCGAAGGCGAAGGTGGTGGCCACTTAATTGCGCTTACAATACTCCAATCTATCGTTGTGTATTCCCCGTCTAATGCCTTTCTTAAATTAAGTTGAGAAGGGAAATTGTAAAGTATTGAACCGTCGGTGGGGTCAAATAATTCATCGTTAAAAACTCCTCCCGCCCACTTTGCCAAATCCTCAATAATGTCTAAGTGAAATACAGGATATTCGGGGTTAAAATTAAATTCTGAACTTTCGGCAACAAGGGTATGCGTACCAAGTGAAATGTCATACATCCAAATTTGGTCGTCAGCCGAAGTACGGTAAACCAAATAAACTATGGCGTACTGCTTTGTCCACTCACAAGCACCAACAATTACGTCCCCTGAACTAATTCCACCATTGGGAACTTCTACCGTACCCCATGAAGTAATTACAGAAAACCCCTCACCACCAACCTGACCAAGCCTACAATATTCAAACATACGGTAATCACCTTTAGCAACATTCCTTACATCGCTATCGGTATCTATACCACCACTTAATCCAAATATGATCTCGTCTTTTGCCATAAATTAATTAACCGTAATTAGTCGGAGTAGAAGCCTGTGCAAGCGCATCTATCATTTCTGCCATTCGGGGCGCATTAACAAGTAGAAGCGAAGCATCAATGGCGCATTCGTATTGCAACTGCAATTCTTTATACATCGCCTTTTCTTCTCTGTTACCCTTAAACATTACATATTGGCTCATTAAATAAAGCCTAAAGGGTTCTGAATAAGTCGCATCTATCATGGTATCAGAACCAATATCCGAACCATTTGAAAGGTACTCAATAATCACCTTGCCATCACCAATGTTGTGATCGAATATGATTAACTTCTTCCCGTTGTCGTTTACTATTTTGTAGTAATTCACGTTTCTTCCACCACCCAAAGAATAGTTTGAAGTCACTGAATTATTCCAATATCCATTACCCCAATTACCTAAAAAAGTTGAAAAACCTAACGAAGAATCGCTCTCGGTTTCACAAGTAAACAAGTTTTCGGGTATCGCTAAATTATTATCAACCGTCAAAGTCCAAACCCTATTACCCGCTTTAATTCCAATCTTTGAAATTCTCATGCAGTCGGGCGGCAACTGCGCAACACGGGCGGTCGTACCTAATTCAAGGTGAATACATTTCAACCCCACGTTGCCATCAAGCGGTGCGCGTTCACTTAGGTAGTCAATAGCCACCTGTTCAAGCCAAGTGTATTCCTTACCCCTTGTTTCCTTCCCAAGCCTGAATAAAGCCGAAGTAACTATGTATTTTACCGTCTTAATCATCTGCCTTGTTGTTGTGCGTCAATCGCGTTGTTATTCAATTCATCTTGAAAAGCGTTGCCCTGCAATACCGTCATAACCCTTGTAAACAACACAACCTCACCGTTATCACCTACCTCACCAGCATACAAGGCGTCGTCGTCGGCCATTTCAGAAACACGAGGAACATAAATCACTTTAACCTCGCCAACAGGCGTAGTATTCAGCCTTAATTTGTTACCAAACAAAACAGCACCAAACTTGTTATTAGTACGCAAATCCCGAATACCGCGAGCCATTACCTTATCTTGAATGTTGTAAGAGTTCTTATCGTCGTAAATGTCATAAATCGAAAGCGTTCCCGAAATAGGACGAGGACTCAAAGTAATGTAGTACCCATTTGTGTCAGTAGAAGCCGTAAAACTAAATTCAAGGCTCATGTCTGCTGCTGCGTCTGAATTGTTTATCACAACGTCTGCAAAAGCCATATCAAGAACCCTTGCTATAACACCTCGCGGGTAAACCTTCTGAACATCCTTTGGTGCAGCACCTCCGTTTAGCCTGTTCTGAATTAAGTCGATATAGTTTCTCTTTGTTATCATGCGTTCTTAGGTACTCCTTGTGTTTGTAAATCCCAAGCCATCTGATTTCCTTTTGCCATGTAGGTTCTTATCATGTCGATCAATGAATCAACACAGCTTTCAGGGTATTCAAATTCAACACTTTGGCTCGGAGTTCCAACAGGTAAAACCGATGAATTTACGTGAAACTCGCCCGGTGGTAAATAAACAGGAACTCCCGAAATAATGTCGTAGTCGAATTTAGGCGCAAATGGTTGTCTGATATAGGTAAAAGCAACCCTTCTTACAAATGGGTAAACGTAAAACAGGTTGTTCTGAATTACAAGTACGGGATAGTTATTAATCGGGTCAAGTACGGGCGAACTGTTTGAATCCCGCATTACCGCATCAAATTCATGCTGCTTCAATAAAGTAACGGGCGCATATTGTGAACTCGAAACTCCACAACCCGTATTTACGAATTTAGTATAGTTCGCACGGGCTTCATACCAAAAATCTTCGGGTATATCCGAATACCCGCCAAGCCCTGAATCCGAAGCCGTAACTGCCGTAAATTCAATCGGAGGAAACTGTGCGCTCCCAAGTGTCTTTACAAAAGGCTGCAAGTCAGAAGTAACCTCCATGTTCTTTTCAAACACGTCAATCAACTGATTCATCTTTTCGTAATTAACACTATAAATAGCGTCATTAAAAAAGTCAGGGGTGAACCATCCACCCCTTAAATCAATCCCTGAACGGAATAAAACCGAATTGTATATCTGTCCTAAATTAGTCATTATGGGTAAATTCGTATTTCTATATAACCACTAACATCTATATTTGAAAGTATTCCGTTTATGAAATTGAAAATTGAAAATTGAGTTGTGGAATTTCTTGTTAGGAAAAATGTTCTAGGCTGATTAGGATTACCCGCAGAAGGAGTATAAGAAAAAAACGTTTTTCCAGAGGTCAAAATTGCCGAACTAAACGTGTATTGCCAAACACCTGCCAACGGATTTGAAGATGAAAGCGTTGCTCCTGTGTCGTTATATATTTGATCAATAGTGTTTGCATTTGTAATTATAGCAACATAGCTTTGATATGGCAACGACCCATTCGCTTGAAGCGGGCTTAATGGTGTTCCTGACCCCGTAATCGTTGTTCCATCAACGGAAATCTGAATGACAGGATTTTCGGGGTCTGAATTATTTGTGTTTAATCCAACCACGCTTGTAACCTTCGTTAAAATTAATGTCGTCGCATTATCAATTGCTTCTTGAACGGTATCCGCTAATCCTAATGCTGGATTTACATTAAAAGAAACGTTTTCAGCCGTAAGGTTTGCTTCAAGTGGTGAAGCGGGTGTTCCTAACCCCGTAATCGTTGTGCCGTCAACAGAAATTGCAATAACGGGGTTTTGAGGATCGGTATTGTTTGTATTTAACCCCGTAACACTTTCAACCTTGCTATTTACTTCCGTTGTAAGGCTTGATACTTGGGTAGCTAAATTTGTAATATTGGATTCAAGAAAAACAGTAATGCTAAGAGTGTCGTCAATAGCGTCTTGAACATTTGTTGCCGCTATAAGTGGATTTGGATTAAAAGAAACGTTTTCGGCTTCAACCTGTAAATTCGGATCATAATAAATTTCCCAAACAGCAGCCCCGTTTGATGGGTTTTCACATATATAAGCTATTTTAGTATTTATGTCCTGTAAGACAGAACCAAGCTGATACCCGTGTAATGTGTCTTGGTTTACACTAGGAACACCATCAAAAAGACCCCACTGAATTATTGAATCTGCGCTTCCGTTTGTTATCCATCTTAATTCGCTATCCTCGCAACATCCGCAATCGCACCCACTTGAATCAAGTTGCACTTGAATAGCCTCAACCGCTGACTGATAATTACCTAATTGACCGCAAGCAAGGTAGTTCTGTGCCTCAATCCAAAGCAAGGAAATGTTATCTACATAAACTTGAAAAGGACTTACTCTACCTGAATTAATTGCGTTAGCATTTGCAACCCGTAGGTTTTCAATGCACTTATTAAGTGAACAAAGTGGTTGTGCGCATCTAACATCAAACTCTTGTGCGCATGAAGCCGTGTACTGAATAATCAACCCGTCGTTTTCAACTTGCGAATAAACAAAGGCAGCAACTACTGAAAAAGTTCCTGTTGCAAGTCTGTTGTTCACATAAGGAAGCGAAGTCACTACAATCGGTGCTTCTCCCGTCCAAGATGGATAATTTATGGTTGCAGAAGTGCTTACAAGTGTTTGCGTAGTCGTAACCGTTGTGTTAGAAACACTCCATGTTCCGTTGTCACCGTAATTGCAATCACTCACTAAATTAACCGAAGCATTTATAAGTACGCATCCCGAATAAGTCCATTGGGTTTGGTTAAGTTGTGTTGTTATATCAAATGTACACGCAATATTTGTTCCTGTTTCAGTAACAACTGATTCTGCAACCTCAACCACTAAAAAACCTGATAATGCCGCAACTTCAACAATTGTAAAAATTCCTTGATTGCTGCCTAAAGAAACGTCAATGGTATCGCCCGCAGAAAGGAATGGTGCTAAAGCGCTATTTCCAGAAAAAACAAAAAGACTGTCTGTATTTGCTGCATCTGTTAGCGTTAATACCGCTGTTGTTGAATAATTACTAACTGAATAAACACCATTGGCTATATCGCCATTTGAATCAAGTTCGGCATCAAACTCAAAGTAGGTAGCCCCTGACTGCAAATCAATCAGGGGATCGCCTACCGTTAGTTTTGAATACAATGGAGTTCCTTGAAAACTTATTACACCCAAAAACTTCATTTGATTTAATGAAGGATCAAGCCCGACAAGAGAATAATCCGTAGTATCAGTAAACCGACACTTTTTTGTCGTGACATTAATAGTAAAAGTTCCCGTTACTTGAAGTTCCATTGTTCTCTAAATTAATTATGATTTTAACTTATCCAAAAGCGTTGTATTGATCTTCAAATGCTCAATCAAAGATAATCTGCTTTCATCGTAGTCAACCGCTTTTTTATTGTAAAAAGGCGTTTTGTTATACTCATCCGCTTTCAACTTGCTACGCTGAATCCAACCGCCATCCTCGTACTTAATCGTGCCTTCATCAATCAACTTTTGAACAATGTCAGAAACATTTAATTCAGAACCGTTATCCTTTACAGAAGATATAAGTTCCTCAAATGTTTCGCGGGTCAAATCTCCACCTCGCTTAACCTTATCCAAAAGCGCAACACGATTAATATCTGAATTATCCTTGACATCCATGCCAAGTCCCTTCAACGCATAATTAACTTTCTCATCAGTCAACTGAATCAAAATACGGTTTTCATACTCCGTAGCTTTCTTAAATGCCTCAATACGCTCTGCCGCCTTAACTTCGGGCTTAACAAATTCATACTGTGGTGTACGTCCGGGCTTATATGAATTACTGATAAAAGAAGCACCAAAATACAAGAAATAAAGCAAGTCCTCTTGCCCTCTTTCAGGTGAAATTTGATACCCATTTTTCAGCATGATTTGATTAGATGGATATGTAAAAGTGGCGTTTCCTTTATCGTTTACAGAAGGCATTGAATCACTCCATTGTAAATTAACTTGCTTTCCGTCAATCAATAGGTTTGCCTGTGCTTTGTGTCCTGTTGGTTTGGGCGGGTCTTTACGAATACCCACACTCATTCTGTCCTTGTTCACCATTTTAGAAGTTACCCAAAGGTGTTCAAGTGCATTAATTTTTACTGTTTTTCCTGCATAAAATTCAGGGAATGCTTGCTTTAACATTTCCCGCGAATAGTCACCCGTTTCAGGGATTACATAGGGTTTGCTGTTGTCGAATAACATATTGTTTTGTATTTAATTTATTAAAAAGAAAGGGGGAGTATTACGTCCCCCTTTCAAGTAGATTATGCTTTGTAGAACATACCGTAGTTGTTCGCCATAAGGAATCCAAGTGTGTATTCTGACAGAATATCAATACGCAAGGTATCTTCTGCTGTCTGATTGCCATTTGGCGACATAGCACCTGTGTACCACATCTTCATAAAGCGGCTTGTTGTATCTCCTTTGTGGCAGATACGAACATACTTGCCAAGATTTCCGTTACCATCGTCAGCACCGTTACCAAGCGGAATGAAGAACGCCACGTTCTGCCAAGGCTTAGTAGTCTGCAAACCTGAACCCGCATTGAAAGTTGTCGGGTTATCAAGAATATCAATACGGCTTAATCCAAAGTTTTTACCTTGAAAAGTCATGTACTGAAAATCAAGAGTGGTACGCATTGAATTAGTATCAAGGCTACCGTTGTAGAACAAGTCACGGTATTCCTGCACAGTGGTATCAACATAGGTCTGCTTCAAATATTCAAGCATGGCCTGCGAAACCTGTGAGTAAACCGCGCCACCTGTCCATACAGAATAGCTTCTGATGCTTGAATCCTGCTGACTTAGCAATGCTTCAAGTGCGTAAAAATCACTTACGCCCGGAGTACCGCCCGTGTCCTGCTTCTGACCACGACCAAAAATAGTCTTGTAAAGACCGTTATACATACCTTCTGTTGCCGAAGTAGTGTTGAAGTTTTCAGCCGCGCTAAGGTTGTTTGACAACTCATTAGCGAAGAACGAGTTCACAAAGGCAAGGTTGTGAATACGCTGCAACTTCATTACGTCCTGAGAGTTGCTGTAAGGAATCGAAACTCCGCTTTGCAACTGATCGTACCAAAGTTGATTAAACAAGGCACTACCCGTTGACTGCTCGTTGTGACGAACGATCTGTGTACCTACTGTGTACTCAGTTGAGAAATAAAACTTTGGGATTACCTCTGTTGAACCCTCTTTTGATACTTGACCAATGTAGAAGAACGTATCTCCCGCAACGATAGAAATAAGGTTTCCACCTGTGTTGTTCACGGGCTTAACCACGAGTTCATCCGCTGCTGGTTTGTCGGAAATGTAGAAGTTACGGCCTGACTCTACGTGCTGAAACACATCAAACTTGTTCGGCCATGAATTACCCGTAGCAGGGTCAACTTCGTCCGAAGGAATAGTAATGGTGTAAACACCTGATGCGTTTGTAACCGATTCAACCGTAAAAGGCACTTGCGCACGGTCTTCTTCAAACCATGACCAACGTGCTTGCTTAATTTGTTGCAACTGGCCTATACCGTTGCGAATTGCCGTAATAGTACGGGCGTTTTGATCTCCAAACGGAAAGTACAGCGTTGCTGATTTATCTTCCATCATGGCAGACCATTGATCTAATATTTGGTAGGTCATCCCACCTTGTATGGACTGAGGAATTAAATTGCTCATTTTCTTTTAATTTTTTTAATGTTGTTATTCTTTAATTTTTCCATCACGAACGGCTTGCCTGTAAATAGGTGAGTCTTTTTCGTTTGTGGATTTTGGATTTCCTGAACGGTTGGGGGTTACTACCCTGCCTCCATTTAGGACTTCTTTGACCGCTTGCTGCCTCACGTCTGCTGCAAGACTGTTTTGCCACTCTTTGTAAACTTCGCCACTCAGGTACTTTTGAATGCGCAAGTAATTGTTTACATACTGTGACATTTGTTCTCTGCCTTCTTTTGTGGCGGGGAACTGTGAAGCAATTTGCTCTTTCAAGTTCATGGCTATTTGTCGTTCTTCCTCCGATACTTTGTAGGTAAACTTGACTTCGCCATGAGTGTCGATAATCTCGCTAATCTCTTTCACAACTGATTCAAAAAGTTGTGATGATGCTTTTTTACCTTCCTCGAAAGTAAGACTTCTTTTTTGAAGTTCTTCTTTTGCAAATTTAATTGGGTTTTTTATTTCTGCAATAGAATTTTTCACACTTTGAATTTTTTCTATTGCGTCTATTGAATCGGACTTCATAAGTGCTGTTGGCGTGTATTCGCCATCTTCTGAAAGTCCGTATTTTTCTCTTATCGCGGCCTCAATACCTGCGTGACCAAGTTTGTTGAACTTGTTTGGGTTTGACACAGCCTCCGCAAGAATAAGTGTTGCAAGTGGGTTGTCATTAGACTTTTCTGCGTCAAATGAAGTAACTCTTGTCGCAATATCAATGCTTATTCCTTTTTTCTTAAATTCATTAAGCGTGGAAATTTCGGGGTCAATATCTACCTCTGCCTCACCCAAAAACCGAAGTTGGTTTTCATACTCCGACTTAACCCTTTCAATTTCACTCTTTGAATTAACTACCGTTTTTGCCTCATCAACCCATAACTTAAATTCATCCTCTGAACTAAATTCACCAAACTGTGAATAATATGGTTGATCTTGTGTTTGCGTAGTTTCGGTGGTTATAGCTTCTGTTTTTACAACTTCGCCCGCCTGTACTTGTTCGTTTTCTTCTGCCATTTTGTTTACGTTTTATCGTTTCTAATATTTGTTCCTGTTTGTTTTTCACCTTCAATTTCCACAAGCAACTGATTCATGTCCTCATTGCCTTTCTCTCTGATTTCTGTTACCTTGTTTCTGTTTTCAAGTTCGTACTTCAAATTCATTACCTCAATTTCCTTTTGCTTTTCAGCTTCGATTTTTGCAAGTTGTGATTGAAGTTCAACTTGAATAGTCTGCTGTTTGGCTTGCTCGGCTACCATTGCTGATTCCTGCTGACCCTTAAACGTTATTTGCATACTTTCCTGCGCCACCCTTTCCGCATTTTCCCTGTTAAACCTTTCCCTGTCGTACATATATTGACGTGCGCCTTCAATATCATCGTTTTCAAGGAACTCACTAACTCTTTCAACGTCTGCGGGTGTTAGGTAAGTGCTTCCATCACGGGTTGCGATTTTACTCATTTCAACCGCCCTCATCAAGATTTGATCTTTTTTCTTCTCATTTGGAAGTGCTTTTGCCACTACACCTATGTCTTCAAGGCAAATCTCATCTATTGAATCAAGTACACCAATGACGTGCTTACCAAGTTGGTTCTCATAAAATTCACGACACCTATCATCGTACTTTATATTCACCCGTACCTGCAAAGCATATCTCGCTGCAAGTTTTTCCTTAAAAGCCATTTCAGACACTTTTAGCGGGTAAATTGCGTGGTTAGTTGATTGGATTTCACCCTCCCAGACCCCTACGGCTTTTTCACCACTTGTTTCCATTTGGGCGGCTGTGGCGTCCGTGATTCCAAACGTGCTTGCAAGGTTGAAAACATTAGCTGCAATTTCTCTTAGCCATTCATCCCCTTGCTTCCCAAGACCGTTTTCAAGTTCTATAATTGGTGTCGATGTCTGCTTTCCCGTTGCTGCGTTTACGCTTGTTTTCTTCAACATGATACCGTTTTGACGGTGCATATGAATTAAGTCAAAAACGCTATACTCTGAACCTCCAATCATTATTCTGCCGCTATCACCTACGTCAACAATGTAGCCCTTTGGTGCAGAAGCGGCAACCGCAGCACGTTTCTTAATAACAGAAAACATTAATTCATCTTCAATAGGAATAGCCCTTTGTGTAAGTGCTTGTCCGTTATCCGATGCTCTGTCAAAAACGTATGAACTACATGGGTTTAATTTAGAACCTTGAACCTGATTTGGCTTCTTTCTCCAATTAAATGTTTTGTCCGTTCCGACAATATAACTTCCCTCATACCAAAAATTACATTGGTAATCATCGTATTCTCTGTCCTTGCTTTTTTCCTTATCGGAAACAACCTTTTCGTTCCTTTCGTAAAAAGTCTTTCCTTTTTTGTCTTTTCCTTTTACAAACTGATGATAGTCAGTTGATAGGTATTCAAAATCCATTACAGGAACTTTGAAGTCAAGCCACATCCAACGGTTTGTTAGTGGGTCTTTCCTTTCAAAAATTACTGAATCATTTGCCCATTGTGCAATTTGTTGACCCTGATACGTTTTACCAATGCCCTTAATTTCGTCTTCGGTATATCCTGAATCAACTAAATCTTTGTAAATAGACTGAATATCTACAAGCCTTACGTCACCAATACCAACGGGTTCATCGTCATTGTCGTTCCAAAGAACAATCATTCTTGTCACATCAACGTATCTCCATTTAACCGCTCCGCTTGCTTCCGTGTAAAGTTTAGCGCATCTTAAATTAAAGTCAATGGCGTCCTTGTTGCACTTTCTACGGATTTTATACGGCCAATTAGACAACTTAAATCCTGTTTCCGCTACCTGCTCCAACGATCTCTCTATATCTGACTTAAACGCACCCTGCTTTTCAAGCATTTCAAGCTCTCTTTCGTCCTTTGGCTGAAACAGAATCGGTATTTCAGGAAGCCCAAGTTCTTTAACAAGTGGGTTTACCATTGTTGAGGCATAAAACAGTTTCAGTTTTTTCCTCGTTTTTTCGTCAATTGCGTTTTTGTTTACCGAAGTAAATTCAACAAAGTAATCGTTGCCAGAAAGCATTGAAATTACCGTTGAACTAAATTTAGGTATTGGGCTAAATGGCTTGTAAGAAATATTAACCATTGCCCCGCGCATCTGTGTTGCTGCAAGCCTCGCGTGTCTTCCCCCTTGATTGCCGTTTCCTTGATTAAGCCTTCCACCGCCTATTGGTGATCCATTGGTGTGCCAATCCCTATAAATTCTCTCATCCTGAACACCGTCACCGTAATCACGAATAAGTTTTATGTTCTGTAAATCGTTATAGCCCCAACCATAAGTGCCTCCAAGACAAAATTTAGCCCACAAAGCACGAGCGACTTTTGAGCCAAATTTAACATCTGCCTTTTCCTTTTCCGAAACACTATCGTCGGGAAACGCAAATCCTGAACTTAATGGGATTAGATACATCGAAACGCAAAACTATGTTATTTAATTAACTAAAAACAAATGTTTTAGCATTAAAATTTATTTTTCTTTTATCTTAAAACATATCGGGTTCATCATCTATCTCTACTTCACCATACCAATCTTTATAAACTTCACCCGTTCTTTGTGCTGACGCTCTCTGACACCATCCCGTTGCAGCCGCAATATCTCGGTTTGTCAAATCATCAACACCCTTCATCTTTAACCAATCCTCAATTATGTGCGGTATCTTCATGTAAGATACGTTGTGAGCAAAGTAGTCAACCATCTTCGTTACCATGTCGCCAATAGTATTTGCGTCTGCCCAAACACCGGGAACGGATGCAAGTTTTCCTTTCTCGTCAATATCCCTTAGCAAATACCCATCATACCCCTTTTTGCGAATCCACTGCATGAAGTCATTGGCGTCATTGGCTTCGGGATAAATATATGCGCCATAAAGTATTGCGGCCTTTAATACCTCCTCATAAATTTCCTCCTTAAAATCTGTTTTATGTGCTATCAAAGCAACATAGTCCTCACTAACCCATTCATCTCTCGGTTTTGTGTCGGGGTCAACGGTCATATCTCTTTTGTAGTAAACCGCAGCAGCAGGAGTTGAACTGCCGCTTCCCCTACGGTTCATTTTATCAAATTTAACGGGGTCAAAACATATAACAAATTTGTTTGCTACCGAAGTGTGCGGTGCATAAATCTGTCCTTTTGTCCCAAGCCTTGTATATCCCTCATCTTCTGTTACGACTGTTTTTTGATTCCACATTTGCTTTGGCGGCAAGTATGAATACACCCAACGACCTAAATCATGTATTTCGGTCATTACGTTTTCAGAATTAGGTATAAACGTAAAGTCTATTCGTGAATATGGTGGTGCTGATTTGCTAAACCTTAAATCACTTACCTTGTTTTTCATCTTTTGAAGGGTGATTTCAGTCATGCCCATACCCTTCATGTTTAATTGAAACGCTGCCTTAAATGATGGGGGAAAGTTTCTGTTGTGCGTATTTAACTTCTCCCATTGTTTGTTCTTTTCAAAGTGCTTGATTTGGTTTTCATGCCATTCTCTTGCACCCATTGTTATTGATTTACCTGTGTTGGATATTACGGGAAATTTAGGTGTTTCCATTACCGTAAATCCCCACTTGTCTATAAATCCGGGTATGGCGTAGTAACCACTTAAAAATATATTCAAAAGCCCTGACACCGTAGTGCCGTTATCGGTTCTATCATCAAAGTGCGAATCGTTTACAATTCGTAAAAACTGATCTCCACCACCAGATTCCATTTCGCCAACCGTCGTAGGCATAATGCAAGTTCCAACGATCTCCGAACCAATTTCGGTTGCGGGCTTCAATACCTCGTACCACAAAGAAGGTATATCCCTTTCCTGTGCTTTTTTATCAAGCCTTTTGCCCGGTTCATCAATGTAAACAATATTTGCTTCCTCTCCGTCTGCCGCCCTTTCGTTACTTGAAAGCGGTAATATCCTGCCACCGTGCGGCTCAGGAATAACGCCTGCACGATATGATGCAAGTGTTTCTCCATCGTATAAAAACGTCATACCCGCTTTTGCGTCTTCTCTACCTCTGATATGCGGTCTAAAAAAGAATGGCAACTTACTTAC